CTCTTTTGCACACACCCGCAGTTCAAACCAATGCCAGAAACGCCGTAGAATCGCCATAGACGCGTTTTCATTATCGGGTTGACTGGTTATGGCTTGGCGTTTTGTGTTCGTGTGCGTAAGCGCGTGTGGGCGTTTGTGCATTTTTTTGAAGGGATGTTGTTATGCCGAATCCACCGAAGCCTGTTGAGTTGCAGGTGTTGCAGGGTAGGCCGAGTCATAGGCCGATTGTTGAGAATGAGGTTGTGGCTGTGGAGTTTGGGAACGCGGTTGTGCCGGTTGGTTTGGGTGCGGCTGGTTTGGGTTTGTGGGCGACTGTTTATGAGGCTGGCGAGGGTTGGGTGTCGAGTAAAACCGACGTTCATCTGGTTGAGCAGGTTTGTCGGCAGATGGATCGTGTGGCTGGGTTGCGTGAGTTGTGGCTTGCTGACCCGGCTGATCGTGGTGTGAACACGAGTTTGTTGGAGACTGAGAAGTCTGTGCTGTCTGGTCTGTCGTTGTTGGGTTTCACGCCGGCGGATCGCACGCGTCTTGGCCTGGTGTCTGCTCGAGCGAAGTCGAAGCTCGAGGAGATTATGGCGATGAAGAGGCCGCCGAGTGAGTAGTTGGCCTCCGGCCTTTCTTACCCCGGTTGCGCCTGAGTCTGTGGCTCGAGGTGATGGCGATGTTGCGATTGCTTTTGCGGAGGCGTTTGGTTCGATTGGTAAAGATGGCATCGCTGGTCGTGCTGGTCAGTCGTTGCGTTTGCGTGATTGGCAGAAAGAGTTGTTGCGCCAGTTGTACGCGCGTGACGACGCTGGTGGCTACGTCGCCAGAAGCGCACTTGTCGGGATGCCGCGAAAGAATGGCAAGAGCGCGCTGAGTAGTGCGGCCATCGCTTTGTATTCGCTCATTGCCGAGGGCGTGCAGGGGGCAGAAGTAATAATTGCCGCCAGTGAAAAAGAGCAGGCAAGGATTATTTATGGCGAAGCTCGGCGCATGGTTGAGCAGTCTGAGCTGTCGCGCGTGGTGCAAATCTATCGGGACTCAATTTTTGTCCCCGCGTCTCAGTCTGTTATGCGAGTTGTGTCTGCCGAGGCGTATTCAAAAGAAGGCTATAACCCGAGCCGGGTGATTCTTGACGAGTTGCACGCGCACCGTGATCGTTCACTCTATGATGTTTTTTCGCTCGCTATGGGTAACCGTGGCGGGTTGGCTCAATTGGTTGCTGTCACTACCGCTGGCGTAAAGAACGATGTTACCGGCGGGGAGTCTGTCGCCTACCAGCTTTATCAGTATGGCAAGAAGGTGGTTAGCGGCGAACTGGTTGACCCCTCGTTTTTCATGGCGTGGTGGGAGGCCCCGGAAACTTTGAAGCATGATGATCCGAAAGCTTGGGAAATTGCTAATCCCGGCTTCGATGATTTAGTTGCACAGAAGGATTTTGCTTCGGCGGTATTGACTACCCCCGAATATGACTTTCGCGGAAAACGCTTGAATCAGTGGGTGTCGAATAAGCAGGCGTGGCTTCCGCCTGGTGCGTGGGAGAACCTAGCGGAGGATAACGTGCGTCTCGAGCCGGGAGACGAGTACGTCCTAGGTTTTGACGGCAGCTGGCGCAACGACTGCACTGCAATCGTTTGTGTTATAAAACCACGAAATGAAGATGATGTGTTTCGAGTTTTTCGAGTGGCCTCTTGGGAAAAGGATTTTGCCATTGACGATGATTCGTGGGTCGTCGATAAGCAGCTCGTGGTGAATACTGTGGCTGATTTTGTTCGTGAGAATCCAGGTTGTATCGAGATTGCCGCTGACGTTTCGTTTTGGCAGGATGAACTTTTCCAATGGGTTCAGATGGGATTGCCAATGGTTGAATACTCACAAACTCTAGACAAACTTGTTCCTGCAACGGCGAAACTTTATGAAGGGATCATGGCGGGAAAGATTCGCCATGATGGCGATGGCGCGATTCAGCGGCACATGGATAACTGCATTTTGAAAGACGGCAGGGGAGGCACACGACTAACTAAAAACCCTAGACTGGACAAGCTCAAGATTGACTTAGCCGTTGCCCTGCTCATGGCTTATGACCGCGCATCCGGTAAACTAGAGTCACCGGTTCCACAATTCTACGGATAGGTTTATGAAAATTTTTTCGATGGCCGCGCAGATTGCTGGGCTTGCTGTTATTACGGCTGGGGTGTCGCTTATCTTTCTCCCTGCCGGGTTGGTTGTTGGCGGTGCTTGTTTGGTGCTTGTCGGGTTCGCTTTTGGAATGAGTAAATAATGTTGTTCAATCGTCTGTTCGAGCAGCGCAATATCTCGTATCAAACTATGTGGGCTTCGGGCGACATGGTTGAGTTGAACAACCTTGCTGGCACTGTTGTAAACAATGACACGGTGTTTCAGGTCAACGCGATTTTCAGCGGCGTTAGTCTTATCAGCGATTTGGTTTCGACGTTGCCGGTTGATTGTTTCGTGAATCGTGACGGTGCTCGGTTCCCGTTTCGTCCGAAGCCGTCTTGGGTAGATCAGCCTGATGTTGACTTGCCACGGCAAGCGTTTTACTCGTCGGTTGTGACGAGCCTTTTGCTTGACGGGAACGCGTTTATTCGCGTGTATTCAAACCGTCGGGGCGAGGTTGTGAACCTGGTCGTGTTGAATCCCACCAGTGTGCAGATTGTGCGTAACGGTATTGGCCGACTTCAGTTCAATGTTGTGGGCGAAGAACAACCGTTGACCGGCGATGAGATTCTTTACATTCCGGATTTGTTGCGCCCTGGTCAGGTGCGTGGTGTTTCGCGTGTGACTGCGTTGAAAGAAAACTTTGGTCTTGCTCTTGCGCTCGAGAAGTTCGCGGCGACCTTCTTCGGTTCGGGTACTAACCTTGCTGGTGTGATTGAGTTTCCCGGCAACCTTACGCAGGAACAAGCTGACAACTTGCGGTCAGGGTTTGACTCACGGCACTCTGGCTGGTCGCGGTCTAACCGTACCGGCGTGCTGTCGGGCGGCGCACAATTCAAGCCCACTATGGTTTCGCCGGAACAATCGAGCCTGATTGACACCCGCCGTTTTGCCGTTGAGGATGTGGCGCGTGCGCTAAACATTCCACCTCATCTCTTGGGCTTACCGGGGACGATGGCCTACGCGAGCGTTGAGGAAAACAACCGGGCTTTCTTGACTTCGACGATTCAGCCGATGGTGGCAAAAATTGAGCAAGCAATCTCACCGCTTATGAAGCGTTCGCCTGGTGGTGAAAACGCTTACATCAAGTTCAATATGGATGCGCTTCTGCGTGCGAACATTCAGGCTCGAACTGCCGCGTATTCGTCGGGACTCCAAGCGGGCTACTTGAGCATAAACGACGTGCGTCGCCTCGAGGATATGCTTCCCGTCGAATCGCCGTATGCCGACGAGGTGCGCGTGCCACTCGCAAACGTGACGCTCTCGGATTCCGAATTGACTGCCGAGGAGAAGCGGGTGCGTATGGCTAACGTGCTGGTGCTTAGTGGTTATGATCCGGCTGAGTCGTTGGCGGCTGTCGGCCTTGACCCGATTGCGCACACCGGCCTCGCGTCGAGTCAGTTGCAACCTGTCAGCCAGATTGACCCTACAGACCCGAACGCGGTCTACGCAGATGAGGTGAAGTAATGCAGTCACCGGGACGTTTGGATATGTCGTGTTATCAGGGCGCGTCGTTTGATTACACGTTGACGTGGCAGACCGGCGGGACACCTGTGAACCTGTCGGGCTATTCGGCGCGTATGCAGGTGCGTGATGGGTTTGATGGCGGGTCGGCCATTGTGAACCTGACTTCGGGCACTGGTATCACGTTGGGCGGTACGGCGGGGACGATTGTTGTGGCTTTGACGGCTACGCAAACGGCGGCGATTGACGCGACACCTAGCGGGCAGTACGTTTACGATCTGGAGCTTGTGAGCGGTTCGACTGTGACGCGCTTGGTTGAGGGCAACTTCCTCGTGTCGCCAGAGGTCACACGTTGACCACTGTGACGGTGACGACATCAACAGCGGTTGTTGACGTTATCCCACCCGCTTCTGCGACTGTGACGACTTCGGGCGCGGCGACAGCGACGGTGAGTGTTGCACCTGAATTTGTCTGGCCCGCACCTGCTGCTTTTACGGTTGAAGGTGGCACGCTTGGAACGCAACCAACTTTCAACGGTGCTCCATTGTTCACGGGCAGTTTTGTCAAAATGGGTTCGCTGGTTCATTTCGAAATTCAAGTTGACTTCGACAACATCACAAGTTTTGGCTCGGGGCAATACTATGTGAACTTGCCTTACCCGGCTGCGTTTGCTTACGAGTTCACGGCGGGTTGCTTGCACGACATAAGCGCAAGCAGAACTTACCCTATTTTTGGTCACGTCTTTGCGGGGCAGTCTCAGTTGCGTTTGGAGTCTATGGATAATCAGGGCAACCGCACTTTCAATATTCCCTTCGAGCAGGGGGATCCGATTACGTTGGCGGTTGCCGACAATTTTCACGTTTCCGGCGTTTACATTACGAGCGCATAATGCCTTATTACATTACTGAAGAGAACGCTGACTGTTCGGGTTGGGCGGTCATGGCTGTTGACTCCGATGAGGTGTTTGGTTGCCACACGACGAAGCAGTCTGCGATTGACCAGGCGGTTGCGATTTCGTTGGCTGAAGAGGTGGAGTTTTTGGGCGAGCGTAATGAGTCGGGCCCGCAGGTTGTGGTGACTGATATTGACGGCACGATTTTCATTGACGGTAATAAGACGAACGAGAACCTGTTGCGGTATCTTGACAGTTTCCCTGACACGTCTATTTTTGTGGTGACGGGTCGGCTCGAGGAGGATCGTGAGCGCACGAGCAACGAGCTGACCGATGCGGGCGTACGGTTCGATGATTTGATTATGCGCCCGGATGAGTCGTTGACGAGTAACGAGTTCAAGGCGCAAGAAGCTGTGA